ATCAAGGTAGAATTCGCCATTTGCTGCACCACGAAGGGTTTGAACGTCTTTCTTGAATTTAGAAGTGAGAGTCATTGTTTTGATTGTTGACCTTAGTATTATAGAGAAGTGATGTTTGAAAGTCAAGTAGGACGCTTTAGTAAGTGTCCAGTGCAGGTTAAGGGAATTGAACCCTTCTAAGGCGCTTTATGAGAACGCTGCATTCGACCAGATTGCTAAACCTGCAAGGTACGAGTGGGTGGATTTGAACCACCTCAAAGCCGCTAATCTGGCGGAAAGAGTTTATAAGACTCCTCTGACTACCAAGTCTCACTCGCATTAATCAGGTATATTGTAGAGTACCTGGAACCCTTTGTCAAGAACCTTCTTCGTGATCCGTGTGTATTCGTATGAGTTCATCACTCATACCAGATTCTTGAAATACTTGAACCACTTCGTTGTATGGAACTATTACTGCGTTCCCATGCTCACTTTTTATGATAAATGATTCTCCACCTTCAACTCTATTCATAAGATTGTCAAAGTCATTCTGAAATTCTTCAATTGTAAACGTTGTAAGATCGTTAATTTCTTGATTCATTTTCATAAAGTGAGATTTATGAGTCGGAGTATTCGGATTTGAACCGAAATTATTCCTGCTCCCAAAGCAGGTGCCATGACCAAGTTAGGCGATACTCCGTAATTTTAGTTCATTGCTATGAACTGCTGCATGACAACAAGCACATAATAACACACACCCATTTATTTCGTCAAGTATTCTTTGTTTCCCCCATCCACGAATTCCATGAAATTTTGAGTCTTTTTTGGAAGGGTCTAAATGGTGAACTTGGAGTGCTGACGAATATTTATTATATCCACAAGAGATACATTTTCCGCCCATTTGTTCAATGATAAAGTTTCTCTTTGTTTGACCAAGTTCTAAAGTATACTTATTGTGACAAGCACCACAAACTGATTTTTTATGTCCATAAAATTTTGTTGGGTCTGTTTCACCACAATGTCCACATTTATGCGTTTTCATTTGGTAGATAAAATTATTCTACCAAAATATTTATGGTGGTTATTTGTCTTTATGTACATACATTATACCCAACCAGGGAACCACTGTCAACCCCATACCAATAATGAATAGTGATATGGGGTTATTTAGCACAAATTCTACAAAACCAAAAACATTATGCATTTGATTACCTAACGTGATGTCCTCCAAACATATACCTCATACCATTCAGGATTTTTGCCGCAAACGTTCCGAGATTTCTTGAATTGAATCTTTCGTATAATGCCGTAGTAATGACAGGAGCGGGAACCCCCAGATCCACAGCGGCAGTAACAGTCCAGCGACCTTCACCACTATCGGATACTCCACCAGAGAATTGTTTAAGCTCTGGGCTGCCGCGCAGCACATCAGCAGTAAGGTCAAGTAACCAGCTACTAACAACACTACCGCGACGCCATAACTCAGCCACTTCAGCAACGTCAATATCATAGCAGTAACTTTCTGGATCTGCCATAGGTGCGACCTCTGCATCTCCTTCTCTGACGTATTGTGCTCCATTGTTTGCACTCTTTAGAATATTGAAACCTTCGGCATACGCCTGCATCATACCATATTCAATGCCATTATGCACCATCTTCACAAAATGTCCTGCTCCTGGACCACCACAATGTAACCAACCGTGCTCTCCAGAGGTTACGTTGTCGCAGGGGTTAGTCCTTGGGGCAGAGTGAATATCTGGGGAGAGGGCATTAAAAATGCTTTTACAAGTGGCGACTGCAGTATCTCCACCGCCAACCATAAGACAGTATCCACGATCCAAACCATAAACACCGCCGCTAGTGCCACAATCAATATATTGGATACCCATCTTTGCCAGACGTTCTGCTCTCTTCCGACTGTCTTTAAAATTGCTATTGCCATGATCAATAATAATATCTCCCTCACCACAAAATCGTAGTAACTCATTAATCGTTTCCTCTACTGTTTCTGCTGGCACAACCATCATAAAGACACCAGGGGTAGTGCCACCATTATTTTTAGTTTTTACAACTCTAACTAAAGTTTCAATAGTTGTAGCAATTCCATTCACATATCCTTTTTCAAATGCTTCATTTGCCTTTTCATAATTTCTGCGGTATCCCCACACTTCGATATCTGCTTTCATCATACGACGGGACATTCCTTCCCCCATTCGTCCTAAACCGATTAATCCTACTTTCATTTAGTTCTCCCAGTTGTCGTAAATATTTCTGAAATATGCATCAACTTTATTCAAATCATCTAAATGAATATTGCAAACATAATTATTATCATCGCACCATTGTAAAGCAATTTCGTGAAATTTCTGTTCAATCATCACTCTATTTACCCCATATGATCTTGTGAATGAAGACATTATGAAATTCCAACACTGATGCTCCTTTTTCATTCTTTTGATTTAAGAACTTCATCCCAATCTTTCTGGAATAACTCCAGTCCCTTTTCAGTCATAATATTCTTATACATTGCCCAGAAAACAACTGGAGGTATTGTAACCACATCTGCTCCCATGAGTGCAGATTGTTCAACTTGTCTAACATCACGAAGAGATGCTGCAAGAATTTGCGTTTTTGTTCCGGAATAATCAAATGCTTTACGAATATTCTTGAGCAATTCAATTCCATCAATTGAATTGTCCATCCATCTTCCAACGAATGGTGAGATAAATGTTGCTCCTGCTTTGGATGCAAGAATTGCTTGTGCGACTGAGAATACCAAAGTTACATTAGTTTTAATTCCTTTATCGGAAAGAAACTTGCAAGTCTTAAGTCCCTCAACTGTACAAGGAACTTTAATCGTAACGTTTGGTGCAATTGTATAATACTTTTCTGCCTGAGAAAGCATTTCCTCAGACGTATCCGCAACAACTTCCGCAGAGATACTTTCTAAGTTTTTAAACTTAGATGAAATCTCTTCTATAACTTCTAGAAGTTGTCTGCCGCTTTTAAGGATAAGTGATGGATTTGTAGTGACACCATCCAATAATCCTGTTTCGTATGCTGATTTAATCAGTGAAACGTCAGCTGTATCTAAAAAAATCTTCATGCAGTAACTCCTATTGTGGATATGCGTGGTTTAATCCCCATATAACAAATAATCCAATAATTCCAAATACTGTCAATGCAGTATATATTTTGTTACTCATCTTCCTCATCCTCATAAGTAGATGGTTCCTCAAACAATTCTTCCATTTTTTGTTTTTGAATTCTTTCTTGTAGTTTTTCTAAATCTTCTTCCGAAAATCTTACCACGAGTAAAGGATCTCCTGCTCTTACATTATTTAACTCTGGATGTTTAATTTTTGGACTTTTGGAATATCCATGATGAGCATTCATAATCATCCATCCTTGTACAAACATTGTAAATCCAATCACCACAAGAACAAACCAAGGAACTAAGAATATTAGTTCAGAGTAATTTTGAGCCATGGCAGTAAAGGAGGAATAACTCCAATCAATCTCAAAAGTCCCTCAGCAAATAAAGCAAGAACCACCCAACCGACGCACATACTAATGATAGAAGCATTACGGTTGTGTCGTCGTATTGCTGCATCAATCATCTCCTGAACTTCAGAACGTGTGATGAATTCGTCTTGAGGATCCATCACTTTTCATCTCCAAGAAACTTAGCAAGAGGATCTCTTTTTGTTTTTACAATTTCAACTGCTCTTTTGTAAAACATATTATCTGTGTTGCCAGAGGTTTCAAAAGTCTCCTTGATCTTCACCCAATTATTATAGGTATGTTGGTCCATAAATTTTGAATGATAGTACTATTATATACTAATCAGAGAACTTTCATCGTCAACATTTTGTGTTGATATCTTAACACTGCTGAAGAGATTGTTAAATTTGTTGTATTTCTTAAAACGGAAAGGGTGGGATTCGAACCCACGGTGCTATTAACACGACGGTTTTCAAGACCGTTTCCTTAAACCACTCGGACACCTTTCCAATAAGTCCTCAACGGACTTCAAAATCTAAACGACGTACTTTACGTTGTCTACGTGCTTCCTGCCAAGCAATATCTTGAGAGGTCAGAACATTTTTTTGTTCCTTCTGCATGGAGTTTAACATAACAATACGAGATAAGTCAACAGCAGAAATCTTATCTCCACGTATTGTTGACATGTTTGGACATCCACAAGTTATAGTTTTAGTAGGATGTCCTGTTAATTCTTTATTGCAATCTTTGCATCTTATAGAAATCATTGGTATTCATCCTCATTCTGTAAATGATCTTAAGAACCAAATATACTTACCGTGTGCTTCGTTTAAATCATCAAGCATATTTACAGTTCCTCTTGATTTTAGTTCTTCAGCAATTACTGCAGCTTCAGCAAACATCTTAACAATTGTCTCATGATCACTAAGAAGATCTTTGATCATTTGCATTTCAGAAAGACCACTCTTTGCTTCTGAAATTCTTGAAACTTCGGAAACTCTAGAAAGAGCACTGATTGGTTTTGCGCCAAGAAAACGAATATGCTCAGATACTCTATCTACCTCCTCAAAGAGAGCAGTATATTGATCTCCAAACAGAGTATGAACTTGATAAAAATCAGGTCCAGTAATATGCCAATGATATACCCAAGTTTTTTGGAAAAGAACAAATAAAGCAGCTTGAGTATCTGATAAAATTTTGTATAGTTTTTCCATGGTATTTTTTTTTATTTTATTTTTATTTATTAAGTATGCCCGATACAGGTAACGCTCCCGTCGATGTCTGAGTGTAAATCAGGTCCCTTCACTTGCTGGGTCATCGGGCAGACGAGCAGGGGTGATCAATCCCCCGACCTAGAAGAATCCCCTAGGATTTAGTAGGAAGTCCCAGACATTTCCAGTCCTTCCAACTGGGGCGGCAGGGATCGAACCTGCGACCTAGATGTTAACAGCATCCCGCTACTACCGCTGAGCTACACCCCATTATGAGGAAGTTACTGGACTTACACCAGTTCAAAGGGCATTGTCTGCTTGTCTCGATTCTTTGACTTAACTTCCTTTGGCGTCTACCTAGTTAATCGCTAAGGACTACCAAGAGCGAAAGACGAGATTCGAACTCGCAACAACCTGCTTGGAAGGCAGGGACTCTACCGTTGAGTTACTTTCGCAATGAGACAATCATAAACTATTTAAGTTTGATTGTCAAGTGTCGTTGAAAGGACTTGAACCTTCACAGATTAATCTACTGGAACCTAAACCCAGCGCGTCTACCAATTCCGCCACAACGACTTGGTGGTAGGAGGGATCTCTATGTGCGGACAGAATCACCTTTTCCATCATCCAGCATAACCAGCGAGAGGGATTGCACTTCCTACGATTTGATGGAGTAAGCGTGATATATCTCATAAGGATATAACAGAGACTTACCCTCTATCGTTTTTATATATTACACCAGTTCTGGAATGGTGTCAAGTCTAAGTTCTGCGTGTATCTCCCTATGACAATTGGCACATACACATATACATTTATCAAGTTCTTTTTTCTGGTCTTCCCATTTTCTTATTTTAATATTACCAAAATTTTTATCTTTTTGAGTTGGGTCAATATGATGAAACTCCAATGCATCAATACATTTATTGTATCCACATCTTTCACACTCACCACCCTTATATTCAACTGCTCTCTTTTTATTATTTTTCCACCTCTCTACTGAATATCTGTTTTGGCATTTTTTACAATTTGCTTGCCATAATTGTTTGCTTTCTCTCCAATATCCAGTTTCTTCATTTAATGAAACTCCACACTTAGCACAACTTTGAATTGGTTTTCCATCAATTCTTAATATTGGATTTTCTACATATCCTTCTTTGAAGGATTTATTTTTAGTTTTTAATTCATACTTATCCAACCAATACCTGATAGTTGTCTTTCCTTTATTTTCTAATTTGGATATTTGAGTAGTTGACATTCCACTTTCAATGTATTCTATTAACTTTTGTTTATCCATATAGACCAGAGGAAATATAATATTATTTATATTATTTAACTATTAAACAGGGCAGGAGGGATTTGAACCCCCATCTTACATCTTAGAAGGATGGTGCATGATCCGTCATGCTGCTGCCCCAAGAGACCTCCCTGTTTGTGCTTCTATGAGAGGCATGGGAGGGGTGAGACTTATATGAGGTTTGGACCCTCACCGCTCATGAGACAATCATATCAAACTAGATATGGGTTGTCAAGTGGGAAATGGTGGATTTGAACCACCGACCTCTGCGTTATCAGCACATT